GAAAGGATAACTTATGAACATAAACTTTGAACAAGATAAACAAGACTCATTAGCAAAAGTTAGTGAGGCTAAGTCTTTGTCTGAGCAAGTAATAAAATTACAAGCTATGGAAGCTGACTTAGCAGCAAGAGAAGATCAAATAAAAAAAATAAAAAAAGATATTGATTTAATTTCAGGTGAAGTCATTCCTACAATGATGCAAGAAATGAATTTATCTACTTTAAAATTATCGGACGGATCTTCTGTTGAAGTTAAACCCGTCTATGGTGCCTCGATATCACCTGCAAAAAAGGAAGAGGCATATAACTGGCTTCGTAATAATGGCCTAGGCGATCTTATTAAAAATGAGGTCACCGTTTCCTTCGGTCGTAACGAAGATAACAAGGCAATTGCTTATGCAACCCTTGCACAAGGTCAAGGATTTCAACCTGTCCAGAAGTTAAAGGTTGAACCTATGACACTTAAAGCTTTAGTTCGTGAGCGTCTTGAGTCTGGACAAGAGATGCCCACGGAACTATTTAATGTGTTCGCAGGAAACCGAACCAAAATAACCAAGAGGTAATAACGATGAGTAAAGAACCAATAAAGAAGGCTAATGGGTCATTGGCGATTAGTAACTTTGAAGAAGATGCAAACAAAGGAATGGGTAATCTAACACAAGATGATTTAGCATTACCGTTTCTTAAGATACTTGGACAACTGTCTCCGGAGGTAAACAAAAGAGATGGCAAGTATGTAGAGGGAGCGCAACCTGGAATGATATTTAATTCAGTAACAGGTGAACTCTTTGACGGTGAGCGAGGTGTAAATATTATACCTTGTCACTATAAGTTGGAGTATGTTGAATGGAGAGATAGAGGGAAAGATGGATCTGGAGCACCAGTAAATATCTATCCGTCTTCTTCAGACATCATGACTAAAACTACAAGAGGTGCGGATTTTAAAGATAGATTACAAAACGGTAATTATATCGAAAAGACCGCGCAACACTTTGTAATAGTTTGTGGTGAAGTTCCAACCACAGCTTTGATTGCTATGAAATCTACTCAATTAAAAATTAGTAGAAAATGGAATAGTATGATGCAGAGTGTCAAACTCAAGGGTAAGAATGGTATGTTCACTCCAGCTTCCTTTAGTCACGAATACTTATTAAAAACCAATCAACAATCTAATGATAAGGGTAGTTGGTTTGGTTGGGAGATAAGTAAGATCGGACCAATAGAGAATGCTGATCTTTACCAACAAGCAAAAAGTTTTGCTGAAAGCATCGGTAAGGGTGATGTGCAAGTAAAACATGGTGAAGAACAAACAAGTGAATCATCACATTATTAGAATCCTAGGTGGTGGGCGTCTAAGCGAGAGTGGATACGCCCACTTTTATTTCGCATGGAAGAAAAATTTGTTAAAATTTTTGATGGATTAAGAAGAGATTATGGTTACGCAGAGATTAGCAACGGCTACAAAGACACAACCACAGGTAAGTTTAAAGTAAAACACGGTTGGGCAGGTAAACCTCTTACTAGTTCAGATTATATAGACCACCTTAGTGGTCGTAAATCTATAGGTATTCAACCCTGTGATGATACCGGTATGGTTAATTTTGGTGCCATAGATATAGATTCAAAAGCATACCAAGACTTTAGCCCAAGAAAATATTTAGAGATAATTGAAAAAAATAATTTACCAGTAATTCCTGTTAAGTCTAAAAGCGGTGGATTACATTTATATATTCATACAAAAGAAAAAGTTAAAGCTAGCTTTTTAAGAAATTTTTTAGACAAACTATTATATACATTAGAATTAAATCCAACAACTGAAATATATCCAAAGCAAACGGAACTAGGAACAGGGCCCGATGGTAGTTTTACAAACGGTAATTTTATAAATCTACCCTACTACAACAAGACAGAAAGAGTTGCGTTAAATTTAAATGGAAAAGAGTTTTCTTTTGAACAGTATGTTCAAGTTGTAGAGGCAAATTTAAAATCAGAAAAAGAACTCAACGAGTTTATAGATGCACACATAACTAAAATATTAATGGGTGGTGCTGAAGAATTTAATGATGGCCCTCCATGCCTACAAGCGATATCAAAAACAATTGATGATAGTAATAAACTACCAGACGAAAGAGATAGGTTTTTATTTAATTACATGGTGTTTTGTAAAAAGAAATACCCAGACCTTTGGGAGAAGAGAGTCTTAGAGGGTGCAAGAAAATATATTTTATACGACGAAGAGTGGGGCGATAAAAAAGTTTTAGACAAAATAAAATCTTGGCGTAAGCCAACCGCAGGACATCTTTGTGATCAAGATCCTATTAGAAATTTTTGTATTAAATCAGAGTGTGCCAAAAGACAGTTTGGATACATGTCAGATAAACAAAAGAAATTTCCACAACTGTCTGCTTTAATTAGAATCGACTATCAGCCCGAACCAGAATTTAGATTCACAGTTCACTTTAATGATAAACAAGATGGGGAGATGAGTAAACAAGTTGTAGCAAGAGATATTAATTATTTAATGGACATGGAAAAATGTAGAAGATTGATAGGTGCACATACACCGATAGCACCACCTAGAATTAAACAGGATGAATTTCAAAACATAGTAGAAAAATTAAAAGAAACAGAAACGGTGCAGCCACCTCCAGCAGGAACATCACCAAAAGAAATACTACACAAATATTTAGAAGAGCACATACATGGTGTTCCAGCAATTAGTGCAACATCATTTGGTAGTGGATCTATATTAAAAGAGGAGGGCTTTGCATATTTTACTATGGAGGTATTTTTTAATTATTTAAAAAATAAAGAATGGAAGATGAAGTATGAAAAAACTGGTAGAATGTTGATAGAAGAATTTAAAGCTGAGTTAGGATACTTAAAAAGGTATCCAAAAAAAGATACAGATAAAAAATCACACAACCCAATCAGATGTATTAAAGTTCCGATGACATTCTTTGAAAGAAGCGAAGAGGAAGTGGAGATCATAGACATGAAAAGCAAAGAGGATATACTTTGATAAAAAAATTTTATGGGCCTCCGGGCACAGGTAAAACAGAAAAGTTAATAAGAAGAGCTTTAGCCTATGTGAGGTCCGGCACCCCTATAAAAAACATTGGATACTTTGCATTTACAAAGAAAGCGGCCAACACTGCTAAAGAAAGAATGTTAAATAAGAACAGACAGTTTCAAAAGAAAGATCTTAAATATTTTCAAACACTTCACTCCTTAGCTTTTCGCACTCTAGGACTTAAAGAAGAGAATGTCATGCAGGACTATCACTATGATGACATAGGAAAAACTTTAAGCATCAGTGTAAAAGCAAAGAGAGATTTAGATTCTTCACCTTATTTAACCTGTGATAACGAATACTTTCAAATCATATTAAAATCTAGAGAGAAGAATATAAAAGTCTGGGATGAGTATTGCACGGCTGAATATGATAAAGATATAAATCCTGGTATATTAAAACACATAGCTGCTAATTATTTTAAGTACAAAGAGAATAACGTCTTGATAGATTATACTGATATGATTCATCAGTTTATTGAAAAAAAATATTTATGTCCTAAATTTGATGTGGTGTTTATAGATGAAGCACAAGACTTATCACCGATACAGTGGATGATGTATGATATATTAAAAGCTAATACAAAAGATATGTATCTAGCTGGTGATGATGACCAGGCCATATATGCATGGGCAGGAGCAGACGTCGATAGATTTATAAAAGAACCTGCCAAAGAAGTAGTATTAAAAAAATCAAGAAGAGTTCCTGTTAAGATTCAAGAGGTATCTAATATTATAATTAGTCGTATTGAGGGACTAAGGGCAGATAAAGTATACCACCCAAAGAACGAACAAGGTTCTTCAATAAAAATTAATAACTTAGAAAACGTAGACTTATCAAAAGACAATTGGTTAATTTTAACCAGAACTATTAACAAATCGATAGAGATTGCAAAGCAGATAAAACAAAAAGGTTTTTTATTTGAAAATAAATATATTAAAAATTTTAATACAAAGCTGCACAAAGCAGCAGTGTATTATTCTAGATGGGTAGATGGTGAGGATTTAGAACAAACACAAAAAGAAGATGTAGAAGATTATATGTCAGAAGATAATTGGAATGAATTAGTTCCATGGTATGAGGCTTTTGATAATGCAAACCTTGAAGATAAAAATTACATTCGATTACTACTATCAAACAAAGAAAAATTAACTGAAGATCCAAGAATAAAAATATCTACTATACATGCAGCAAAAGGAGGAGAGTGCGATAACGTAATATTAGTGTTGGATAACGCTAGGAAAATTAGAGAAGGTGTGTTAAAAAGTAGTAAGAAAAGAGATGAAGAACACAGAGTCTGGTATGTAGGTATAACTCGTAGTAAAAATAATTTATACTTAATGCGAGCAAAAATAGAAAGGCACGGTTACAACTTATGACACATAAAGATATATTTGAAGAAGCATTTCCACAGTACACTCAAGTAGGGGGAAACCACTACACTAAGTTTCCTATACAACCTTACGAATTTATTTCTAAAAATAATCTTTCGTTTTTTCAAGGCAACGTTATTAAATACGTTTGCAGATATCAGCGTAAAGGAGGAGCAGAGGATCTTAAAAAAATTGTTCACTACTGTCAGCTAGAGATGTTAAAACTAAACGATCAGAAAAAATGAAGGTACCTATATTCGAAGCACAAACAGAATGGATAGAGCCCGAAGAATATCCAGATCTAAGATCGTATGATGAGATAGCGATTGACTTAGAGACTAAAGACCCAGAACTAAGAACAAGGGGGTCTGGTTCTATTATAGGTCTAGGAGAAGTAGTAGGTATAGCTGTCGCTGTACCTGGTAAAAAATTTTATTTTCCAATTGCTCATGGCTCTGGACCTAACATGGATAAAGTTAGAACTTTAGAATGGTTTAAAGATATTCTATTGTCAGATGCTACAAAAATTTTTCATAACGCAATGTATGATGTTTGTTGGATAAGAAAATTAGGTTTAAAAATCAATGGTTTAATTGTTGATACAATGATAGCTGCATCTTTAATAGATGAAAATAGATTTAGATATGACTTAAATACTTTATCTTGGGACTACCTTGGTTTTGGTAAGTCTGAGGCAGCGTTGAACGAAGCTGCAAAGTCAAGAGGACTAGATCCTAAAGCCGACCTATGGCAGCTACCCGCCATGGAGGTTGGGTCTTACGCAGAGAAAGATGCAGAGCTTACACTAGAGCTTTGGCAAATTTTTAAAAAAGAAATTGTTTATCAAGATGTCGAATCTATATTTAATTTAGAGACTGATCTTTTTCCTTGTCTAGTTGATATGCGTTTCTTAGGGGTGAGAGTAGATGTCGAGCATGCTCATAAACTAAAACAAGACTTAGAATACCAAGAAAACTTATTACTGAAACAAATAAAAAAAGAAAGTAACATAGATGTTCAAATA